ATTCTCCTACTGAACGCCACAGGTCTCTTGCCAAAATGGTAGGTAATTCAGATGAAGAAATTTTGAAAGATTATAAATGGGTAAACAGTTATAAAATAGTGCCAGATTCTGATTATTTTAATCTTATTCTGAATTATATCTTTAAAAAAAATCCCAACCAGAAGATTTATATAAGTTCAGATATTCCTAAAAAGTATTATTCGCACTACTATGATAACTTTTCTGGAAATATCATAGACAAGGATTATTATTTTAAAATATTTTTGGATCTTTACACAGATAAAATTTCAAAAAAAGACTTAGAGAAAGAATATTCTACTCCAATCTTAAAAGTTTTTGAAAATGTATTTGATCTTATGGTAGGTTGTTTTTCAAACAACATAGTTAGATCTACTTCTAATTGGAGTAAGATTTCTTCTCTTTACAAAAAAAAGAAAGTCATTCTTTATGGTGGAGAGACTTCAATTAATTCTCTTGAAAATTGGATCTTCATGGATGGAGAGATTGACTTTATAGATTGAACCCTCTATAATGGAGAAAATTCTAAAACTTGATATGAAAATCGGAAGCCTTAAAAACATTGCTTTTTTTGGACTTACACTCTTGATTGGTGGATCTATTGGTTCTGCAGGAGGATCTTATCGTGCAACAAATGACACCTTACTTCTCTGCAATCAAAGACCACATGAATGTAAGTTTAAATATGATATTTTGATGTATGAAAAAGAAGGACGAGTTCCATATGTAGATCCCACTAAAACTAAACCTCAACCCCAACCTCAACCAACTGCAGAAAAGAAATGAAAGATCTGAGGAAAGTTAATTATCCAATTCGTAAGATCCGAGAAGGTGACTATGTAAAATTTTCTGGATGTACTAGAGAACAAATAAACTGGGGGAATAATACAGATCCCAACGAACTCTTAATTCACGGAGGAATTTACTTTGTAGAACAAGTAATTGTAAAATCCTCTCATACGAAACTTATTCTCCGTGGAGTTGAAGGCAAGTTCAATAGTGTTTGTTTCGAAAGAATGTAAATGACTCTTTCAGAAAGATCTAAAATATATTTTAGTGTATGGTGTTGTGCATATCAACGTCGTTGGATGTATAGAGGTACGCCAAGAGAACATAGAGAACACGAGACAATATTGATGTGCCTTAATATGAAAGATGTAAAATTCTATGAGTTTGACACCGACAAAAAAAGATACCTAAACAAATGAAATGTGAAGTTACCCTTTATGTCGCAGGTAAGGTCTTCAAGGAAGAAGTAAATGCCCGTGATTATCAAGAAGCAAGAGAAGTAGCTCTTGCTAGAAATCCTAATGCTAAAGTAGTTGGAGTTACTGCTGTATTCAAATGAAAAATCAACATCAAATCAAGTCTAAGTGGTATTATATTTTTTGGGGTGCAATGGCTGTTGCTGTAGTTGGAGGCCAAATCTATGTTGGTTCTGGATATCGTGAGATGGCAGAAGCAACGAAAAGTACTGATATCCGTGTAACATGTGAGGTCATTCCTCCGTACACACCCCCAATTCAAAAAACCAATAAAACTCGTGAGTTTGAATAATGATTTCAATCTTTGATCAATTTCATGATGAACGTCGTTATGGATGGGTTGTAGATAAACATTATGACTGGATTAATATGCTTTCTAAAATGCAAAAAAATAACCCAAGACGTTTTAACGAATTTCGATATTCTAGTACTGATATTTACCATCACCTAGATAGAATACAACAAGAACAAAATTTATACGACTAAAACAATGGGCAATAAAATTATTAGAGTAACCCAAAACGAAAATGATTTATTTACTCTAACTTGGGTAATTAATAATATTTGCAATAATAGATGTTCATATTGTGTACCCGATTTGAATTCTGGAATTGGTTACCACTATACTTGGGAAAATGCAGAAAAATTTTTGGATAAGTTATTCGAACTACATCCAAAGGTTAATTGTTCGATAAGTGGCGGTGAACCATCTCTCAGTCCATTTTTGCCATACTTAGTAAAAAAATTTAATGATTCTGGCAATACTATAGGTGTAACTAGTAATGGCACTAAAACAATAGAGTATTGGGAAGATATTTCAAAATATTTGTACTATCTTTGTTTTTCGTACCATCCAGAATACCCTGTTAAAGAATTTAAAGAAAAAGTAATTGCTTCTAGTTTTAATACTTTCGTCACCGTAAGAGTTATGATGCTTCCATCTATGTGGGATACTTGTGTAGAAGTCTATAACTCTTTTTATGATATTCCCACTATTTGTGTAGAACCTGTTAGAATTTTAGATTTTGGTGGTGAGAATAGAGAAGCTCATATTTACAGTGAAGATCAATTAGCTTGGTTTAGAGATAAAGAAACTATGAGTGGCCATAATGCTAGAAGTGTGCAACATCTAATGGAAAAAAGAGAATCTATGGAGGTAGATTCTTTTTATGAGTTTGAAGATACTAATATTCTAATGAAATCTGAAGCAAATCCCGTTAATTTTGTTAACTCTGGATTGACTAACTTTAAAGGCTATAAGTGTGAGATAGGACTAAAAAGTTTATTCGTGCATTATAATGGCAGAATAAAAAAAGGAAACTGTATGGTCGGTGGATGGATTGGAGACATAGAAGATCTTGAAAATATTCAATGGCCAACAGATTCTGTTACTTGTACGGATTCAATATGTCATTGTGCTAGTGATATTGCCATTAATAAATGGGCCCCAAACTATGATGAATATATAAGTGGAGGAGTTTATAGTGATTCTTATTTAAGACTACTAAAATGAGTGAAGTTACTTTTAAAAAGCATAGAGTTTTCCGTGAAACAGAAGCCGTTGTATTCTATGATATTTCTGTAGAAAACTCTAATGCACAAGATCTTGTATGTCATACTGGACCGGCTATCAGTCCACCAGACGATATTGTAGGTGCAAAACAATTTTATATTCACTATCATCAGATAGATCATAATCGTGTTTTATCTGGTATGAGAACTTTCGAGTTAGTGAATCCCGAGTGGCGTTATCCATACCATATTGTTCACCTCAACCGATCTTCTGGTGCTCTGGTAATTCCCAAAATGACTTTCCATCGTTCATACTCTGGTGAAGATGGTTCTATTGTAATCAATCAAGCTATCCGTGATGAAGAATTCGATCCAGAAACTGAGTTTGTTCCTGTCTCTGCTGCAAAAAATTCAGAACTCTATCACATTCTTGCTCACGAAAAACCAGTCATCCATACTCTTGGAGAATAATATGGAATTTAGACCTGACCAATGGCGTCTTATCCAAACTGCGGTTCGTCGGTATCAAATTGACAAATGCCTTCATGATTCTAAAGAATACTGGGAGTGTAGTGATATACTTGACGAAATCTTCGATCTCTGTTACGATCATGGCCGCGATCAACCCACTTAATGACTGACGAAAAATTTCCATATGAAACTTTTATTTTTCGATTGGATCTAAAAGAAGGAAAAGAAAAACGAGTTTGTTGGTTCGAATGTAAAGAACATGTTGACAAATTTGTAAAACGACATAAACTAACAAAAAAAGATTATACTTTAAGTATTAAGGGTGATGGCTGAATTAACTTTATTGACACTATTGAATACTGTTGCTGTAGACTTTTGTACTAATCGTAATAAAGGTATGGACACACTGCGATCAGTTCTAGTTGCCTATAGTAAGGCTAACGATAAATATGGCGGGCCAAATGTAAGGAGAGTAATTTCCACTTCTCCCGCTATTGAGGCTGCTGCCATTGCCATGGTAGTAAGTAAATGTCCAGGTCAACTTTGAAAAAATATAAATGCAAGAACCAAAATTGATTGATGATTGTTTCTACGTTGAGGAGAAAAAGTATGGACTCTGGCACTCCTGGGACAAAGATGGGAACGGACTTATCACGGCTCTCACTGAAGACCAATGTATATCAGGCACCCGTTTTTATCTTAAAGGACGGCAGGAAGGTTGGCCTGAACCCGAAGCAGTTCATGAAGGCACAGTAGGAGGAAAACTGTAATGTATGAACCCAAGATCAACGATTATGTTAAGTGGACAAAAGGAGTTGAAGGTTGGGTTTATTTTAAAGATGATGAGTACATTACAATAGAAGTTAGTGTCAGACCCAAAGATTGTATCAACTATAATGCATGTTCCATCCACGCAAATGAAAGAGTGTTAGTTGTATGTTACCATCAACAATGGAAAGAGTTAGTATATGTCAAATCAAGAGACTCCATTTATGAAGAAGCGCAAAAACTTTTGGAGATGGTGGGCTAAAGCACTTGGAGAAAAGGCATCTAAGTGCGACCGAGAATCTGATATTATTGCTCGGATACGCACCTTTATTTTTATTACTTACTTGGTCACTAATTGTTTTATTGTGGCTGGAGTAATCCGACATTGGAATGATACTTCTCCAGTAATCTATATTGAGATTAAAGATGGATCACCATTCCCCGAAGCCTGATACAAGAATACCACTTACAATAACACTGATTATTATATTTTTACTTGACATAATTGTGATAAGTGGTATACTTATACATGGTAAAGCAAACTTTACAGAATTGTTTAAACATTTAAAATCATGACTACACGAACTTATACACAGAAAGATGGAACAATTTGGGAATGGAACGAAACTCCAGAACTTCTTCAACTCCTTAAAGAACTACACTCAAACAAGTTCGTACCTAGCACTGGATCCGACAACCCCGTGGTATGATTGGTTATGTTACTGTGAAATCTGCGAAAGTTTAGGCCCTATTCCGGGACAACCTTCTTTTTGCAGATTTATGACATATAGAAGATATCTTAAAAAAGTAGGTGTGTTATGACCAAACAAGATCCTTATTGGTTTTTCAAGAAGTGGGGGTTCCCAGATCCTACTCCAGGTGATGTAGTCTTTCAAAAATTAGAAGAACTTGAAGATCGTATTAAAGTATTGGAAGAAGAAAATGTAGGTTTGTCTAATGCTTTGTATGAGATGGAGAACTCCTTAGATGCTCGCATAGATATTCTTGCAGAACGTTGTAGGATTGATTACGATGTATGAACTTGATAGTTTTGAGAGGGCGCTTGCTCACTTCGGTACAAGAGTTGATATTATTATTGCCCTTGAAATGGGAGGAAAAATTGATGCTAATGCTGCCTATAAAGAAATTAAAGCAGAACTCAAAGATCTCAAGCGAGCAAAAAAACAATACGGAAAGGACATGTAGTAAATGTGGTGAGACTAAACCACTAAATGAAGACTATTATCAATACGTAAAACATTTTAAGCAAAAATTTAGTTATTATTGTAATGAGTGTAATTCTCCAAAAACACGAGAATAAATATTGACTTATAAATACTCTAAACGTAGGTAATATCTTAATATAAACCATGGCTCAATTGACATCCAGTGGAATAAGATTTGCAATCACTCCCACAGTAGATGAATTAAATTCAAAGAGAGGAATTTTTCCTACCAGTACTGCTTGGGTTTTTTATCAAGCTTCGGCTCCTACTGGATGGACTAAAGTGACGACTCAAAATAATAAGGCACTTAGAGTAGTATCTGGAAGTGGAGGAGGTTCTGGTGGAACAAATAGTTTCACAACTACTATGAGTAGTTTTACTTTGGGTGGAACTATGACTTGCTCAATTGGTGCGGGACCAACTGTATTAACCGCACCCCAAATTCCTTCACACACTCATCCCACAGCTTTAGGTCTTGATCCAACTCCTGCAACTTATAATCCAGCTGGAAGTTTTACTGGATGGAGTGGTGGTGATGTGGCTCGTTCTACAGGGTGGACTCAAACTCAACCAGGTTGGGGTAATGCTGGATCGGGTCTTAGTCACGCACACCCCTTTAGGGGTTCGGCTACACTACCAAATCAGACTGTGGGTATATCAGTTCAATATATAGATGTTATCATCTGTACTTTTGATGGATAAATAATCAAATAACATCCGTAGTTCACATCATATAAAATGGCTAAATTAACATCATCTGGAATAGTCTTTGGCGATTCAACAGTTTTGAATTCAAAGTACGGAATTGTTCCACAAAGTTCAGTATCAATATTCTATCAATCCTCTGCTCCTACTGGATGGACTAAATCTACTACTCATAATGATAAAACCCTTAGAGTTGTGAATGGAACTGGAGGAGGTTCTGGTGGAACTTCTTCATTTACTAGTGTATTTCCAGGTAGTTTGAGAACAATATCCACTTCATCTATTCCTATGAGTGGAACTGTTGGTGACACCACATTAACCACTCCACAACTACCAAGTCACACTCACCCTAATGGTGGCGCTATTGGATTAAATTTAACTCCAGGTCAAGGTGATGTTGCATATGGTACTGGTTGGACCAGAACTAGTCCATCTACTGGTGGTGGACCAACTTCAGGAGGCAACTCTCACACTCACCCATGGTCTGGTACGGCTTCATTTACTATCGATGTTGATCTTAGAGTTCAATATATTGATGTTATCGTTTGTAGTTTTAATTAATCTGTGTTAGAATAAAAAAAAATACTTTTGTCAATATGAAAAAGAACGAATCTGGCAATTTTTGTCCTCTCATTAGGAAAAACTGTGTAGAACATAAGTGTTCATGGTATACCCACGTAAGAGGAATGAACCCAAATACTGGTGAGGATGTAGATCATTGGGGATGTGCTATAACTTGGATGCCTATGTTGACTATCGAAAATTCTCAACAACAGAGACAGACTGGCTCTGCTGTAGAGTCTTTCCGAAATGAAGTTGTAAAATCTAATGCTGAAAATAGGCAACTATATATTGATACGTTCCAACAAAATGGTATTTTACCCGTGAATGTGACTTCACTAACAAGTACAAACGTTTTACCAGAAAACTCAGGAGAATAAATTATGAGATTAACAATTATTCCATCAGATGGCTCAATCTTTGTGGATGGTCATGGATATACTAATTTAGATTTAACTTGGGTTCCTGAAATTGAAGGAAAAACTGTTCATGCAGTTCAATGGTATGACACTTGGGGCCAAGTTGAATTTGTTGGACCTGATCAAAATTTAGAAATTAATGATCTTGGAGTATTCAAACAGGCAATCGATGTGTGGTCTGAAAGAAACGAAGAGGAAGAAGCTGCCATAAAAGAAAAATTAGAATTAGAAGAAAAACATAGAAGAGAAGAAGAAGAACGTCTTCGTTCTCAATTTATTGAGATTGACGATGAATATGCAATTGACG